TGCCAAGAACAAGCTGATGCTTGGAATAAGGCACAGGAAACCTATGATGGCAGAACCCGTCGTGCACGAGAGATTGCTAACTACCAAGACCGCGAAAGCGCTCTACGTAGTGCCGGTATGCAGTTGTCTGCGGAACGTAGAAAAATTACTGGTGCTTTAACTGCCAAAGAGCAGCAAGCCGCTAATCGCGTTGCTGACCGACAAACCGCGGAACAAAAAAACCAAGATGAAATGGGCTTGACCGCGGCACTTCAAACTGCAAATCGGACTAATGTTACAAACAATCCGTTGCAAGCTGGGGTAGAAGGCGCTGACAAAAAAGCTGTGCCGGGCAAAACATCTCTGACTGTTAGCGCCCTACGAAACATCCGTGATGCATTGCTAAATCCTTCTGCAACTGTCGATGGTATTAGTGACAGAGAGCAACAGATTGCTGACGCTGTGCGTGCGTTTGCAAAAGCGTATTACAAGTTTAGCAACGCGGGTGGCAACATGCTCCGCGGCATTCCTACAGAACGTGCAATTAAAGGCGAGAATGGGGAAACAATCTACAAGCCTACCAAACTGGCTGGCCAAACTCCTGCACAACAACGTGGGCAAATAAAGGCTAAGACCAGCCAACGCGTTGGAACAACACTAGATCAACTAAGAGAGACTCGTGACGCCCTTGCTGGTTTGGGTAAAGCAGTTAACGGCAATGCAAAAGATGTTGAAGCTATTGTCAAGCTTGTCAAAGATATGGTGCAACAGAAGTTGCATACCCAGACAACTGATGAAGGTATGAACGAAGACTTTGGCCAAGAAGGCGCAGATGGTATTGCACAGGCGTTCTTAAAAATGGACACCATGCTGTCGCAGGGTTGGAGAGCAGCCAAGGACAATATGTTCCAAGGCGAATCTGACGCAACTTTTGTTCGCCAAACCCCAATTCGTGGTTCTAAGGAATCGACTGCTGCCGGTGAGACTCAGACTCCGCTAGAAAAAGCCGCTTTGGGTTACGCTAAGTTTGGCAAAGGTGAATCTTCTACTGGCATTCTTGGTTTGTTGAACTACATCCAAACTCACGGCACGCCGTTTGAACGCACAATCGCCAAGGGTGTATTTCAGTCTTTGTACGATAGCGACACCGCACCAAATCTTGAGTTCATATCTAAGGGTAAACCTTACTATGATCCAAAAACCAATACGGTCTATATACAACGAGACGCGTCTGCGGCAGTCACATTGCACGAGTCGTTGCATGGTGCATTGCAATGGTATATTTATCAGAATCCTAATGCACCAGAAGTCCGTGCATTGAAGGCGGCGCTTAAACGCGTTGTAAATTACAAAGGTGAACTAAGTCCTGACGCTAAACGTGTACAAGATGTGCTCAAAGCACTGATGAAAGACAAAAAAGAACTTGACGCTGTTTTGGAATTGGTTTCTTACGGCAACACGCTCAACGACTTCCGTCGCGCACTAGAAGCTATGGATAGCACCGAGGCTCCCAAGTCTTTCTATGATGCGGCGAAGAACGTCTGGCAAACCATTCTGACGACAGTTCAGCGGTTAGTCGGTGTTCGCCCATCTGTTGCCGCAGATGTAATTGGTAACACGTTTAAGCTCCTTGAAGCTGCTGGCGCTGCCAAGAAAGGTGAAGCTACGGGCAACATCCTCGAAGCTGCTGTAGAGAGCACTGGCACGCCACAAGGGAAAGTTAATGCCCAAGACTATATTGTTTATAACAAAAAGGTTGCCCCTGCGGCCTTAAGCACAAAGTTGTTTTTCGACCTAGTTGGCTGGCAACGTGGTGCTCAAAAAGTAGGCGACCTATCTAGCAAATTAGCAGACAAAATCCGCAAAGACTTTCCAACTGCAGAGCGTTACATCACCTATATCAACTCCCGCTTCGGTGTTAATGATTTCACTAGCAAGCTCATGGAGAAGTACAAGGTTGACAAGAACACTGGCTACCAACGTATGGAGCAGTTGGCCAACTTCGTTGAGTCACGTAGTGCTGACGAGGCAAAGGCAATCTTTGATTACCTTGACGGCGATAAAAAAGCACTGGATAAATTACCAGATGTTGCGAAGGTCAAAGAAATTGCAGACTCCATTGAGAAGAGCATGGCGATGTACATCTCTGAGCTTCCAGCTAAAGACCGCGCATACTTTGAGAACACTAAATTTTCTGAGTCCTTGCTGTTTGCAGGCAATACTAATCAAGTTGCAAGCCACACATTCGGTGCGCGTAAGCTCAGTGAGATCATTGGTCTGCAGCATCGCTTTGAAGAAACCATTGAAGGTTTTCAGCACTGGATGGGCGTAGATAAAAACGGTGACGTTGACATCACAGGCCCCTTCTACCAAGTGTTTGGCCCCAACATTAAAGACCCTGCTGGCCCCCAAGTCCCGCAAGGGTACATGTCTATCAAGGGCTACGAAACTACGGGTAATCCCGTAGGCTTTACTGTTGATCCCTCACGTCAGTGGCGTATCTCCGGCAAGAAAGGTGAGGGCTATAAGTTCACATCTAACATGACGGCTCAACAAGCGATCCTTGAAAAGAAAGTCACTGAGCTTGCTAATGCTATGCGTAACACCATGGCTGCACTGGCTAACAACTATGCGTCACGCAACTTCTCTAAAGCCGCGTCTACGCTGGGTTATGAAGACGGCAAGCCAACAGAGCTAAGCGTTTCGTTTGATTCGCTAGAGGCCGTTAAGAAAATCTTTGGTCGGGCACCCAACCCTAACCAAGTGTTAAGCGTTTCTAAGGATGAAGCCAAGACGCCACAGATTGCTGACTTATATCGCAATACAAACACATGGGTAAAAATACCTGACGTAGAAGCTTACGGCGCGTTAGCTGGCAAATACATGCCCGGCCCTGTGTGGAGTGCGATGACTGACATGGCTGACCGCAAGCCATTGGTTTCGTTCCGTGCGTACAACGCTTCTATGCGTTGGTTTAAGAAAGCAAAGACCGTTTATAATCCCGGCACGCACATTACGAACATTGCCTCTAACGTCACTTTGGCGATGATGCATGACATCCCTGTTAGCACGATTGCTTCTGCGGCTAAGTTGTTTACCAAATACGAGCTAAACGCTAAGTCTCTGACACCAAGTGAACTTGCAATCATGTCGCAGTTCATGAACTCTGGTGCGATGCTTGGTGACTATTCAAGTGCTGAGGTTAAGGAGGCCATCTACAAGGCATGGAACGAAAATCTTGCACAGCCAACAGATACGTCGCTAATGCAACGTCTGAAGATGTTTACTGGGTACGAGAAATCTAAAGCGCAGATGGGCGTTGCACTTGCAGCCAAAGCAGGGAACAAGTTAGATAGCATCGCGTCCGAACTGTACGCCGCCGAAGATAACGTATTCCGTTTAGCCGCGTTCATGAAGAAGGTCGGCGAATTGCAGGAACGTAGCGGTGAGAAAACTCCCACTGCAGAGAACTTCAGCGACGCGGGTACCTTTGCACGCAAGGCATTCCTTGACTACGACATTGACTCTAAAGCAGTCCGTATTGCACGCCAGTCGTTCTTGCCGTTTGTGTCATGGACGTATGCCATTGCCCCTGTTATGGGACGCATCGCGTTGCACCAACCTTGGAAGATTGCTAACGTCTTGGCGGCTTATTACCTCATTGACGTAGCCATGGCTTCTGCGGCAGGTGACGATGACGAAGAAACTCGCAAGCGTGGCCCGAAAGAAATCCGCGAACGCATGTTTGGCATTGGCCCTTACATGCACATTCGCATCCCGTTCATGGGCGACGAAAACAACCCTGTGTACTACCGTCTCGGTGACTACGTACCGATGGCTTCTGCCGCTAAGGGTTTGCCGAATGGCTTCATGGGACAGTCTTGGATTCCCGGAGCAATCACGCCAAGCGGCCCAATAGTCTCGGCTATTGCAGGACTAGTCATAGGTGTAAACCCCTACACAGGTAAATCTCTGAACCAACCAACGGATACCGAATGGCAGAAATTTAAAAATGCTGCTAAGTTTGCATATGATATTGTGACTCCACCAGCAATTAGTTCCACCCAACTCAAAGCAGTAAACGATATACTAGATGAGAAAACAGGCATCACAGGTGCACCTGTTAGCAATCTTGCTATAGCCAGAACATTTGGATTAAAAATGTATGACTACGACGTTATTGAATCTGAAGCTGTTCAGGATGTTATTTCAAAGCGTGTTGAACGCGAGTTTAAAGATGCAATGCGCAAAGCAAAACGTGAAGAAGATCGTAAAGGCTATCCTGATTACGAAGCACTAGACAAGCAACTTGAAGACTTGCAAATACGCATGGAAAAAGAACTTGACAAAGCCCGTGGCGGCACAGGGGAGATTGACTAATGGCTAAGACACCAGCATGGACACGCAAGGAAGGCAAGTCTGAGAAGGGCGGATTGAACGCCAAAGGACGCGCCTCGTACAACAAAGCGAACCCCGGAAAGCCGGGACTCAAGGCTCCTCAACCCGAAGGTGGCCCACGACGCGACTCATTCTGTGCCCGCATGGAAGGCATGAAAGAGAAGCTGACCAGTGCAAAAACTGCTAACGACCCAAACAGTCGTATCAACAAATCACTACGTGCTTGGAAGTGCTAACATGGCTACCAAAAGTAAATCTACTGTCAATGCTGCTGGCAATTACACGAAGCCCGAACTGCGCAAGCGGATTGTGTCTCAGGTAAAGTCTGCGGCAACGCAAGGCACTGGCGCAGGTCAGTGGTCAGCACGTAAAGCTCAGCTTGTTGCCAAGAAATACAAGGCGGCAGGCGGGGGGTACAGAGATTGAAAGCGCCTCAAAAATCATTGAAGGATTGGGGCGACCAAAAATGGAGAACTAAAAGTGGTAAACGCTCTTCTGACACAGGTGAAAGATACCTTCCAAGTGCTGCGATCAAAAGTCTCAGTTCTTCTGAGTACGCTGCGACAACCAAAGCCAAGCGAGCCGGAAAAGAAACCGGAAAACAATTCGTAGCGCAACCCAAAAAGATTGCGGCTAAAACTGCAAAATTTCGTTAACTTTAATTGGAGATTATTATGTACGGAAAAATGATGATGGCCCCTGCCAAAAAAACTGCTGGTAAAAAAGCTGCACCTTTTAAACCATGTGCTGGCTGTCCTAACAAAGCTAAATGCAGCGCCATGGGCAAATGCATGAAGGCTAAGAAGTAATTACTTCATCCCTGCTGAACGGGTTCGTGCAAACGAACGGTTTGCAGACTTAGGAACTGCGCGGAGATTACCTCCGCCATTTCCACCGCCCTTTGCAATGGGCTTCTTGTGATCAACGTCAAGGCCGTCGCCTTTGCTGACGACGCCTTTCTTTTCCATTTGTCGACGCGCTGAATTGCGGTCAGCCCTGTTAGCAATCTGCTCCGGCTTGCCTTGGTAGTTGGCGTACTCTTTCTTGTAGTCACGTGGCATGATAGTTGTCCTTAAAAAAGATATCTTATTGTCCCACAGCTACGCCGTTTAGAACAGCCAGTAGTACAGGGCTTTGCTCTCTGGACATGGTGCCAGTCAGAGTTGCTACAAACCGAGGGTGGTTCAGGTTTACAATCAGGCAATGCGTCTGGCCGGGGCTTCTGTCCTTGCATCCCTTGAACATCGTCACCCGATCGCGTTTGGCAATCATCGCGCCGTTAAGTTCTAGCTCACGCTCAATCCGGTCAATACCATCCTGCGACCTACCCAACCATGCCTTGAACAAAGCCAAGTTGATCGCAATCATGCTTCCGGGCATCACAGGGTTCTTGGCATCATAGACAACCTTTACCCGAGCAACAGCTTTATCTGGAGCGGGCTGAGTTACCTGCTCTTTACCTGAGCTATAAACTTCGGTGCAATGCACTAGGCGGTCGTTGTGCTCCATGATGTACTGACCAATGGTATCGAACACGTCAGACTTACTTTCAATTGCAGCTTGCCTAGTTTGCTTGACGCGCTCAATCATAAAGTCCACTGTTGCTTTTACATCGAACGGGAACAAACCCAAGGCTTGGCCAATACGACCCATGCCCCATGATGCAATAAGTAGCGTCCTGTAAAAGCGCTCTTGCGGCTCAAAGATAAAACCAAACGTTTTATTGAACGATGCCTCAGCCCATTTCCACACGACCTCGGGGCCGCCCTTGTCAATTACAACTTGCACAAGCTCTGGGAAAGCCCAACCGTTATGCTTCTCTACGATCTCAAAAAAGTCGTACCCAAAGCTACGCCCATCTTCTCGGGTAGCAACGAAAGTCCGATCATGTTGCGGGAACTCTAAGCAACGCGCTTTCAGCGGATCGTTACCTGCCTGTGCGTTTTCAAACTTTCTGTACATCGAAATGTTAGACGTGACGTGAGTAGGAGCACACCACTTAGCGGGTTCACGCAACTCACGTTCTTTCGTCATCGAAATCTTTTCGCGGCCAGAGCTTAGGGTGTAGCCCATGTCGGCCATGTCCTTGTCGTCAGCCGCAGTCATCTCGTCGATACAACATGGCAAGTTGTTAAGTACGCCGCGCATCTTATACATGGCATTTGCGGTGTCTTTCTGACTCAGGAATAAATCCTTGGGATTACCAATCAAACTGTTCACGCCAATCAGAGACAATGATTTACCAGTTGTCGTTTCATCAGAGTAGATCGACACAATCGCTGTTGCGTTACCGGCGGCAGGGCCTAGGATTCCTACTGTGCCTGTCAGCACTGATGCACGAATATTATCGGCACCGGGTAGGTTCAACATATCCATCGCGCGAATCCACTCAGAGCGTTCACCATGCGGGCCAATCAATTTAGCGAAGTTAGATGCAGGGCCACGAAGGCGTGTGTCTGTTGCACCGGAAGGCGAGCCCAACACTGTCTGCCCGCACATGAACGAGCCATCTTCTTGCCAACCAAAGTTAACAAAGTCCAATCCTGTAGGTGCCTGTTGTTGCACCATCGTCAAGTAATCCATCAAATAGCTCCTAACTTTTTCTTGCTGTCCAGCATTCTTTACGTAGATTTGTTGGTTCAATAAAAATGTAGAAAAGTCTTTACCAATCGTCGCGAGTACAGACATCTCATGCTCTGTCTCTTTCCATCCAGTCATTGGATACTTTGCAATCATTTTGAATGCAGACTTGCGACTTTCAGAATCGTGGTACACACCAGTGATGTGAATCTCATACTGGCACACGTGGTCAAACTCTGTCACCTCTTGGGCAATTTCATTGCCGTTTGCATCAGTCGTTGTGATCTCGGTCTTGACCTCGCGCATTATCTGGTTGTTCTGAATGACGTAGCCCTTGGGCATTGTGAATGTGAACTCTTCACCTTCCTCAGTAACAACTTCAGTCTCAGTAACAACGGACAACTGCGCAGGGCTTGTAATCTTTCCACGGCTTGGGCAACCTTCGCAGCCCTTAGCGCACAACTGCTCAAACTTCGCACACGTCGTAGGCCCAGTGCCGTTCCAACCCTTGAGCTTATCCATGCTTGCGGCTAGATCAAAGTCAGGGTGCGTTCCTGCGATCATGATGACCGCTTCCTGCACATCTGTGCAATGCTTAGCAAGACCTAACGATGCACGCCATAAAGGTTCTTCTACATTGCGACCTGCGGCATCTAACACGCCACCAGAAGCTACAAGCGCACCCACCTGAGCACAACGCCCTGCGACCGCGGTAAGTACAACATCGTTTGTGTTGAGCACTGCATCAAGGATCGATGATCTTGCACCTTTGCGTGATGCTGTTGTCTTTGCATTCTTTGGCAACTTACCAAACCACGGCTTCAATACCGTGAACAACTCTACTGGATCGTAGTCAGGGCAATCACGTTTGCACTCGACCAACTTCCACGGCTGTTGCTTTTTATGATGCGTACCAACTGGACGAAGCACCATCGATGGATCATGAATTTTGCTTGTGTCGATCTCGACACCATGCTCTTCAAGCGCAATGCGAAGCGCGGTAGAAACCTTTATCCAATGCTCTTTCGAAATGTTCTGAGTCATTGGCCAGTAGCAGTGAATACCACGACCGGAAGAGATGACCATAGGCTGAGGCATACCAATCGCTTTGAGGGCGACGGACATTGCGATCCAACCTTCCTTCTGAGTAGCGTAAGGTTTGTCCTCACCAATATCTAAATCAAGCGCCAGTGCTTTGAACACTGTTGCATGTGCTTGTGTGCGGTACCATTTCTGCTTACCGTTCTCTACGTAACTGTGATTGGCAAATGCACCAACACCGAAGTAAACAGTTGACTCAGCTTCTGCATCCCACCTACTGATCGCTTCTATCGCATCATCGATGTCTGCGAATGATCCACGGTTCCAAAAAAAGCCTCTTGGATTTTGTCCTGATGGATCAGGCTTATGTATGCAAATAACCAGTTCGTCTGTTTGGGCGAATACGCGAGTAAAAAAGTTTTTTGTGTCCAAGACATGCCCCTAGATAAAAAACCCCGGCATTACCCGGGGAGCGTTCTACATTTTAATTTTATTACTCGTCGAACAAACTGTCGAGCTTTGCCGCTAATTCATCTGACGCTTTTACTGGAGCAACTACGGGTTTCGCCGCCTTGACAGGCGCGGCTACTGGTGCAGGTGTTTCCTCTTCATAAGCGTCATCTACTGCGGGAGCCGCAATAGCGGCCTTCGGCGCGGGTGCTGCAATAGCAGGGCCCGCCGCTTGTGGAGCAAGTTGACGAGTAGCTACTTTAACAGAATCACTTCCAACTAAAGTATCAACGCGAGAAATTGCTTTCTCTGGAACGTAACCTTTTTGCTTAAAAGTAATCTTGGGATAACTTGCCGCGTCATCAAAACCCAACTCGGTAATTACCTCTTCAGGGCCAATGCCATAATTGCCTAAGTCCTTGAAGTATTCACGCAAAGATTTCATACCGCTGACAGGTACAGTCAAACTGTATACTTTTGATGGATCAGCGGCGGCAACCACTGCCAAGTGACGTTGGTCGGCACACATCTTAGACTTTGCACCAGAGGGCAGAACCTTAGAGCCAAGCACATTGTTAGGGCAGTCAGCGCAACTAGCGTGCACTGGTGACTCAAAATTAGCATCAGGCTTTAGGCCATCACTAGAGCCACAATCTGGTCGAACGTTCTCCGCAGACGCATCAAACGCTTTGGCATAAAACACCTTGGAAACCCTAGGGTTTGCACCTACGATGATGGTGTCTAGAGTGACGCCAACTGTTGTCTCAACACCGTCTTCGCTCAAGCGATAACGCCCTGCGCGGATGCTGATTTTTGGAAAACTAACGCCGTCGCTACCGACGATCGCAGATGCCACTGTTGATTTAGTGCCCGCTTGCTGACGGGCGGCTATACGGGCTGCAATGTGTGCAGGTACTGTTTGAATGTTGCTCACGATTATTCCTTTGCTTGAGCTTTACGAAGATTGAAAACACGGATAGACGAAAAATTTACGCCGGGAGGAGGAGCGCCATTGGCTTCAATGAAACTCTTAACCCCTAGCTTCGATGCGCGGGCTTCTACCATGTCCCAAGCATCGGTTTCCTTGCAATACGCAAAGAACTCTTCGCGCGACGCAACGGTCGCGGTGTGGTGTGTCGACCAATAGGCCGTACCAGAATTTGTTTTAACTGTCTCGAGACCGTCTTCCTGCGCTTTGGCAGTCATCCAGTTCTCAACGGCTACAAGCTTTTCTGTCAGCTTGGCTTTGGCCGCTTTATGCTCACGCTCGAGAGCGTCGATAGCACCGCGCACCTGCAGATACTTCTCTGCGGCTATTTCATAGTTCATAAGTAAGTCCTAACTGTTTAACTAATCATCACTGTTGATGCCCTGCACCAAATTTAAAAACTCCGCCAATGTGTTTTGCTTTGCGCGGAGTCGGCGGTATAACTCTGCCTCAAAGCCGGTGGCCCATATGTGCCAAACGGTCGTCTTGCCTGTTGTTGTCAACCGGCGAATCCTAGCGTTAGCTTGCTCGTACTGTTCAAGTGAATAAATGGGAGCAAACCAAACAATATCTTTTGCCCGAGTCAATGTCAATCCGTGTGCCGCAACCTTCGGGTGAGCCAACAAAATCTGCGGCCTGTCCGTGTGCTGAAAGTCGTTGAAGATTTGATTGCGTTCGTTTTTATTAACGTCGCCATGAACCGATGCAACATCGAATCCGTCGGCAGTTAACTTCGCTTGCAATTGATCTTGTACGCCTCGTAGCGGCACAAAGATAATAACCTTGTCTCCGATCTCTGTAAGTAAGTCAGTGAGTGTATTATACCTCAACGATCCATCGATTGCAATTCTACCGGTCTCGCTATATACGACACCGCAACTTATTTGCAACATCTTACTAAGCACAACCGCCGCATTCGCAGCAGTGACCTCACCACCTGCGAACACAGTCACAGCTTTGTCTTTCATTTCCTTAAACGCTTTTTGTTGTTGAGGTGTTAGCTCTGTCTTGCGACCAACGAAGTTAGTGTCAGGTAAATCTTTACACTCGTCAAGCGAGAAACGAATCGATGGTTGCAAAACTTTCTTGCATGTCTCAAGTGCATCTTGTCTTGGTATCCAACGAAACGTTGTGACCTTCTGCATCACCATGTCTTTAAACGTAGTGAAACTTTTAGGGCATGTAGGTGAGTCAACAAGTCGCGCCAATGTCCATGCATCTGCAGGCGTCTGAGAGATCGGTGTGCCCGTCAACATCCACAGCCATGGCTTGTGTGCTTGCATCCACTTAGCAAAAATCTTGTAGCGTTGCGAGCTCGGAGATTTAAGCGCAGTGGCTTCGTCATAAATCACAACGTCAAAGTCTTTGATGTCAGCGGCCATGTTACTAAAGCCATCATGGTTAATTATGAAGTACTGAACACCGGGCTTTGCTAGCAACTGTCTACGTTTTTCCTTTGTGCCAGTGACAATTGCAAACATGCGGTGCGGGAGGTGGTGCTTAAGCTCTCTCCCCCACACAACAGTCAGCGTTGACAACGGCGCGATGATTAAAACTTTCTTCGCTATACCTTCATCAAGCAAAAAGTCAGCGGCCCAAATAGCACTGATGGATTTACCAGTACCCGGTGCGTTAAGACACAGGGCACGCTTGTGTGTTGTGAGAAATGCGGCGGTATCTTTCTGGTGATCCATCGGAGCAAACCGAGCGGGCCAGTTGTAGTAATGCGTGATGGGAGCAGGGACACTGAAGCCCAAGTTCTTCAGCACGATTGATTCATCCACACCATACGGCACAGCAAGCATCGATTCACCATCATGCATGAACTGTTTGGCATGCGGCATCAGAGACTGCACAGTGGCATTCTCATTGCTGTTAATGATGATCTTGCGTTTGTCAGGTATTACAAGCATGTCAGAGCAACCCACGCTTTGAATTCAAAAATCCATACGTCAACAGACGTCTCGCGAACGATCCACACCTTTGCACCGCATCTAGTCAACGTTGATATTTCCCTCTCTTGGTTGGCTGTAGTAGTGCCCTTACCAAACTTGGTCTCAATAGCAAACATAGAACCATTAACGCAGCCCACAAAGTCAGGAATACCAGACCGACCATAGCCATTAGCAGGTGGCATAAACCACCAACATAAGTCGGCATCTTTGAGAACATCTTTGACAATCTTTTTAACATCGGCTTCGTTCTTCATCTCTTACCTTTCAGTCGTGCGTCAGGGCAAATATCTTTTGCCGCGCACCATGGGCATAAGCCCGAGGGTTTTGCTTTGTATACGCCAAGTTCAATCGTGTCCTGCACCTTTGCGAATCGAGGCTTTAGTGCTCGCCACATTGAGTCTAGAAATCTACGTTCGTACACGGCGTTTGTTGTCTCGTTAAACTTGAGCCAGATGAATGATGTCTTGACCTTGGTAACTTCTGGGTAATGCCAGAACACCATGGCCGCAAACAGTTGCAACTGTGTTGGGTTTTCTTTTACTTTGCCTGTCTTGTAGTCAAGGCAGTATGCAGTGTCGCCATCCACAACAAGCACGTCAGCGATTGATCTGATCCACACGTCTTTGGCAAACCAGTCAACAGGTTTTAAGTCTGCATTGACAGCCATCTGATGCTCGAACAACTTGTCGCCCGGTCGCTTCATGATGACGTCAACAACGCTACCCCATTGATCTAGTGTGCTACGCCCTTCAGCAGATAGGGAGTCCATGTCAAGCACGCCACGGCCTTTAGCTTCTAGCAACTTGTGTACACGATCTCCATACTCGGACGCTTCGTTTGATGAATTGGGTACGCGTTTAGATACGTACAGATAATCAAACTGGGCCTCGCATGTTTCAAATGTTGATAGACGACTAAAAGACAGCGGCATTACTTGGGTCATAAGTTTCCTATTTCGCCGCACCATACGACGGGCCTACACCCGTCTCACAAGATACGGGAATGCTCCGACACCACTTGGGTGTTAGAGATAGGCACTCTTCCATATAGGCGCGTGCTTGAGTAAGTTCTTCATTTGGTACTACGCAGACTGCTTCGTCATGGACTGACAGCTTGACGGGGTACCGTTCGTTGATACGTGCAGTTTGCCACATAACGATCCGCATTGCAGCATGTTGTGATAAATTTTCTACAACTTTCGGGCCAAAGATGCGTACACGTTGTTTGCCCATTAAGTATGTCCACTCTTTGCCGTCGTACTTCAGGTCGTGATACATCACACCGGGCTCACCCGGACGTCCGAAGCCATCCTTCTGCGTGATAAACCATCCGTTGACATCCACAGTCATCAGGCTACAACCATTGGCAATATCGGGCAGGATTACTTGCTGACACCTACCCCATAGGTCAACTACCTTGTGATGTACTGAGCGGTATAGGTTCACGATGTCGTACGCACGATCGAGGTCGATAGCTTTCACAGCCGGATCAGTACGCGCTGCGATACGAACCATTTCCTGAAAGCGCGGAGCACCGGCACCGTACTGCAACCCGAGCATGGCTGTCTTGCCTAAGAAACGCTCAGCCTTGTCTGCCTTGGTAATGTCACGGCCAAAGAGCTTGGACGCAAAGTCGCAGTACAAGTCCACGCCATTGGCCAACTTCTCTACCACATCATCCTGTCCGGCCAAAGCCATCACAGTGCGAAGCTCAATGTTGGATGAGTCACCTACGAGCACAGTGTGTCCGGCAGGGGCAAGCAGGGCGTTACGCAAACCCGCAGACGGCCCACGGGCGGGGATGTTCTGCCAGTTGATACTGTTGCCGCCCGAGTAACGGCCAGTGGTTTTAGCACCCCAGAAGTTGAGGTACACCGGCAGGGGGCCACGCTTTGCAGTATCCACGAACTTTAGCGCACGGGTTTCTGCAATGGTTGTCTTGACGCCAAGGCGTGCGGCTACCAGTGCCTGAACACCTGAGTCTTCGTGGTCGAGCAAGTCAGTAAAGCCCTTGTCACTTTTAGCAAAGGCAAAGGTCTCACGCCCTGTTGCGGGGCTTATCTTCTTAGGTGGGCTAACACCTAGTAGCTCGAGCTGTTCTGCAAACTTGTCGTTGGACATCAGCGTGTCCTTCCCGACAATGAGCGAACGCATCAGGTCTTCTTTGCGTGCAACTTCTTCGTGATATAGCCTATCCATCACAGCAACATCGCCCACAAGCATGGGCTCTGTGAACATACGCACAGTCATGTCGATCAAACGAACTTCTAATGGCGGAGTGAAGGCGTCCATCTTCTCACCGATCGCACGGCATAGCCACGTGTCATGCTTGCAGTAATCGCCGTATTCCGCTAATCCCGTGGGATTAAAGTCATTGCGGCGTTTGCCTAGAGCTTTAACAACTTCAGTACCCTTGTCAGGGAATCCGAAGAATTTGGTTAAGTTAGCAAGTGAGTGAGAGACTAAGTAGGGGTAGAGCATGCGGCTTTGGGGGAGCGTGTCCATCCATAGCCTCGGTCGTATACCCAGTCTTTGTGTCAGCGCGTAGCCATCGAACAAAGTATTGTGGCATCTTACGGCTGAGTTGGCCCAGTCGTAGTTGACGTGCACCCACTCAAGAATCTCTGCTTCAGTTCCACTGAACCACACAGGGTCTTCGTCGTTCTTCGCAACGCATACTCCGATAAATTCAAACCGTTCGTCGGTGATGTACGCATCAGTCTGCATCTTTGACAAACTAAATTGTGCATCGTAGTACGTCTCTATGTCTACAGTAAGTATGTCCATTAGTTTAAGTCCGTGTTATTAAGTTCTCTGTTGTCCAGAGCTAAGTAAGCCACAGTGTAAATCTGTTCTAGCTTCTGACGCAAACGTAGAGCTTCTTCAGACACAATGTCGAGCCGGTTCCTTAACAGTCGGCCTTCGGCTTGCGAGTCTGCAAGCATCAGCTCAAGTTCAGAGAGGTCACTGGGGATTCTGTACATTTTGGTTTCCTCGGGTTAACTATTTTCTCGAGCACGCGCTTAAGTATCTGAACGTGCATGAGGTTGTTTTTGTTGCGTACGATTGATCTCCGCACAATCGCAGCACAGCGTTTACGTTCTATGTCAGTGTCTACTAAGATCATTTTTTCTCCCGCAAACAACTGCATGTAAACCCACTTGCGTCATAGCCGATCCCGTGGCAATACGGGCAGTGTTCATCCGTCACTGCGAGCGGAACGCGGGTAAATAACTTCTTTAGGAATTCGTAAATAGCGTTCATTAATTTTTCTCCACAATAGGTCTCATTTTCCGTTGACGAAATTCTTCTTTGACAAGCGCAATAGCCTTGTCCATATCTTTCACAGTAATCAAGTCCATCTGCGCGTCATGCAATTCCATGACAAGGTTTAGTGAATTCATCTCAGATGCTTTTAAGATAAATCTTCCCGTCTCAATACCTCGTCTACCCACAGCACGTAGTGCATCGAGCCCTTCTGTTACTACGTCGGCATATTCTTTTCCAAAGCCCAATCTATACAAAGCTTCAGTAATATTTACTGTGGCAATCAAAGTATCAATATCGTTGCGTGTTGCAAGTCCTTTAGTTAAGGTTGACATTGCTAAATGGTTCTTGATCTTGAGATCAACCAAGTAGGTGTCGTACTTAGCTACCGGTGTCATCCCCTCGACTACATATCCAAGGGTATTTATAAGTATGGCGCGTGGCCGATACTTGCTACGTTTCCGCATTCTGTACTTCGTGCAACTTGTGGATGTAATGCAATGCTTTGTTGCCATCGTCACTGCCATCTTTTCGTCCTGCACGCATCGAGTATTTAATAATGTTGCCTTTCAGAAAACCTATAAATTCTTCGCGTGTCAACACAGCGGACATGACATTCCAAGGTTGTACTGGCATATCTTTATAGTGCGATCCACCAATTTGCACTGCATCTGCGTTTTCAATCATTGCGTTCCTTTGGTTTAAGTTGTTTCAAGTTACGTCCAGTGACGCGATCAGTCCAACACGAGGCACAAATCCATCGTGAGGAGTTCATTTGCACGCCGCCCTCCGGCGGTCGTAGCTCTTCACATTTATTACAAAGTTGTAATCTATGTACTGGTTGTTGACTACCGATAGCCAAGTGGTTGTTTACGAAATTACTCTTCATCTGATTCATCCCAAATATCATCTGGCCACACAAGTATGGGTGTCTCTGGGCCCAAGTAGCCACCTTCGATATTGAACTCAATATACTCGCGTGCTTCTTCGTGCGACATGCCGTCGCGCGTAACAAGAATATCTCTGATTTTTTCAGCGTCATAAACAAGTACGTTAACCATTTGCTTGTCTATACGTACATACGCGGGGCCAACAACGGCCTCATCATATCCCGGGTATTTAATCATTGCCGTGGAACCTTTACAGTTTCTTCTAGTGGTTTCCACCCGAAGCGACGCCATACGGATTGCACGTCTGCACCGGCAGTCCAGACAAAACGTTTGTCGTCTGCAGGTATGACGGGGAAGCACACTGAACGAACGGGTATGCCTTGGTGGATGATTGGTTCTGGGTTCATGATAGTACTCTTTACACAATTGGTTTAAAACAGATTGATCCAACTACTTCACCGCGATTAACGATGTCGTAGTGTTTGCCAACGCTTTTAGCGCCGTTACGTGCCATGTCACTTAGTACAACAGTTAGTGAACGTCCCAGTGTGGAAACGTACACGACAAGGTTTGTTTCATCGACAGACAACCACTCTCGGTCTTGGTCGATGTTGACACCCAGTTCCTCAAAGCCGCGCACGAGTTTCGTCTCGATACGCGTCAAGCGATACTGAATGTCTTTTTCTTTGTTGAAGGATGTGTTCATGTTGTTCTCATAATGCTACGGTAACCCGTGTGCCGAAGGGCTCACGTGGATGGGAA